TGACCATAGGCAATGGCGACATCAAAGGACTTGGCCTTCTGTTCATTGTTCAGACACCTATAACAGTACCTGTTTACTATACATTCAAAGGTATCCCGACCGACGACTACATGCACGGCTATATTTTTGTGGATTTCTGCGGCATTGTATGGGATTTGATACACCAAGACACGAGAGACTTCACCGTCGGTAACTTCAAAATTGAGTACAGCAGGGAAAAGACCGTGATACCCGCAAACATCTATGCCGATCCACGGCCAAGGGAAATTAAGAAAGACCGTGTGTCGTCGATGGAGTACCAGTCTATCAACGAGAACTCGATCAAGAACGATCAGAGCATCGACCTCGTGTATGCCTCTGACAACAATATGAAGTTCGGGTTTGGACTGGTAATGGAGCCCACCTTCGAGTATATGCAGGGCGCAAGATATGGCGACCTGGTACTCCAGCATCCCGAACAGCACCTGGCAGACCGTATTGTGAACTTCTGGGCAGCAGCGAAGCGACTCGTGACCGCCGACCTTCAGACGCAGATCGTGGAGCAGAGCGCACCAATAACCCCACTCAGTCACCTGGTGCTCGGACAGACCCACTTCCGCACGCTCGCCATCAGCCATCAGTGGCGCGACGACGTGACGACCCTGAAGATGATACAAAGTCTCATCCTATTAGAAGATGAGGAGGAAGAAGTAGAAGAAACAGTAGAGGAGGAATCATAATGGAGAATCTATCAAGAGAAGCAATACTCCGCATGGTGGGCTTGCACGACGCAGCCCACATGATGCGACAACTGAACGCCATCCAACTTTCACTCGAAGAGGAGCAAGGCAGGATGGTGACCTACTGGACCGAAATCCGCAAGAGTGAGAAGGAAGTGACGCTGTTGGCAGGCCGCATGACCGACGCTGAGACCGACATCGGCCAACTCCAGGTGACGGCACAGCAGATCACTGCATCCGTCAGCAGTCTGACTACAACCGTCAATGGGCATACTACCTCTATCGGTCAACTGACAATCACTGCCAACAACCTGACGGCATCGGTGAGCACCATCAGCGACACCGTAAACGGTCATACCACCAGCATCGGTCAGTTACAGATCACATCAAACAGCATCAGCAACCGCGTGACGGTGATTGAGGGTGACTATGTGAAGAATGCGCAGATTACTCTGATGGTAGTGAAGAATGGTGATGGCTATATCTCAAATGCGCTGATTGATGCCGATGACATCGACTTCGTATTCACAAGAGCCGTGTCATGGTACTGGCAGAGCAAGGCAGATGCCAACAAGCGCATGGGTCTCGATTCAAATGGTGACCTGTGGATTAGTGGTGAATACAAGGGCGGTTCAATTACCGGGCAGATCACCGTCGGAACAGGCACCAATAAGATGTATATTCAGCCCAATGCAAGCAATGGTGCTGATTTGGTTGGTTACAGCGGAGCGACAGAAGTATTAAAACTTGGGTTTGTTGTTGGTGATAGTGGTTATACAAATATCACTCCATCACTATCGCTTTCGTATTATAATAATGGAAGTTTGCAATTTATATCGCAATTAAAGCCTTATTACCTGAGTATTAAAAACAATACAAACAGCGACGAGGCATTAATCATGGCAGACAGAATGTCCATAGATGGTGATATACGTGCGACTGCTTTCGCCATAAAATCAGGCAGCACGATATATTCGGGTGTCAATCAAACAGTAACCATCGGATCGACGACGCTTACCATTAAAGGTGGAATTATAACAGGCGTATCATAACATTATTCACAATTAAATAAAAGGAACTATGGAACAGAAAGAACAAGAAACAAAGTTTTTCGACTTCACAGAGGTTGAGATGGAAGTGAGTTTTGATGAGAAAATGAAGGTGGACATCTCCAAGACGCTCGGCAACGTGATCCACCAGAACACAGGCGACCTGGGGCTGGATGAGATAGCCCGCACCATCTATAAGGATGGAAAGGCTGACATCCCCGTGCAGTACATCCCCGCCATCGTGGAAATCCTGAAGATGCCCACCTCGCTCATGGCAGCCGGTGGCAAGGTGGCAATTATTAATATGTTGAAATAAAGGTTTTCATCATAGTGTTTATAATTAATATTTGTTTTAGTTGAATTTTTGAGTTTATGGGGCGACAGCGGTCGCCCTTTTTTGTCCTTCGACAAGCTCAGGAACCGTCGGTAATCCCCGAACACCGTTTTGACTGTATGGTAGAAGACAAAAAGAAATATCAGATATGAACGAACAGAATGAAACGGGCTTGAAGTGGCTGAGCATTGATGCCATCCACGCGCACTGCCGCATCGACTTCAACTGTGAGGACGCAGAACTGGAGCAGATGGGCATCGCAGCCGAGCAAGCCATCCTCGACCTGACGCGGCGCACTTTCGAGAATTTCATCGATACCTATGGCCGCATCCCCGACCCCATCTTCAACGCCTCGCTGTTGCTGGTGCAGTCGCTCTATAAGAACCGCGATGCAGAAGAGCAGCGCGACTCCAAGGAGATTGCCTTCGGCTTCTCTTTCATGGTGAAGAACTACATGGTGCTGACGGGTGGCACGCCTATCCAGGTGGAGCGCGACGGGTTGCTGGATAAACTCACGGTGGTGATGACCGAGTTTGACTTTGACTTCGGGGAGATTACCGAACCGAGCGAGGATCTGGTGGAAGCCTACGACACGCAGCGGCGCGACATGGCGGCACTCTACAACCGCTATGCATTCATCCAGCAGCCGACCTCTTACATCTGCAAGAAATTCCGTGAGGCGATCGCCAAGGCGAAGGAGGACTGCGACGAGATTATCAACCAAACGAATTAGGCTATGGGATACAGTGCAGGATTCTTACACGACGTGATTCAGGTGCTCAACCGCAAGGAAGCGAAGACCAGTAAGTTCGGTATCGACGGTGGCGGTGTGGAATGGGAAGAAGGCCCGTGCCTTCACGCCAATGTGGACTATGCGCGAGGCAAAGCGGCCATGAATGCCGGTGCCCTCGATGCCTATGCGGTAAAAATCGTGCGCATGAGGTACAACGCCACAGCCGTCATCAATGAACGCTCGCGGATCAAGTTCGACGGTCGTGTGTATCAGATCATCCCCGAAATGTTCCATCCCAACCATTTCGATGACACGTTGCAATTCCACATGCAGCTGATTGTGAATGACAAGTGATTTTAGACAGAAGAACATAAGAACACAAATATCCCAGATTATGGCAAAACAAAAAGGAACTACAGAGAAGAAGCCACGGACGGATAAGAAGGCGACCAAGGAGAAGAAGCTGCCGACGTTCACGGGTGAGCGTGAGGTGGCGATGGTGCATTTCAACACGCCAGAGATTACGACGGCTGCAATCCTCAGTCTGAGGAAGCACGGCGGCGAGAAGTATCATGTGACCATCTTTGACAACAGCGCAGACTCCGAGACGAGCCTCGGACTGAATAAAGCCCGTCCGTTCAAGTTACCGAAGGACAAGTCAGAGCGCGAGAAACTTGGCGATGTGACGGTAATTGACAACACCAAGGGACAAATTATCGACTTCGACAATGAATTAGAAAAGTACCCCGACCGCGAGCCGCATTGGGCGATGCTGTCAAACTTCGGAAGTTTCAAACACATCATCACCATTCAGAAGCTGTGGGAGATACTGCCAAACGGATTCGTGCTGTTGGAGGGCGACGCGCTGATCAAGAAGCCGATAGACTGGATATGGCGCGAGGATTTTGCAACCGTCGGCAAGATCGAATGGAGACCGAACAATCCCGTGGTCATTCCCAGGTACTACCCGTTCCTGTTGTATATGAACGTGCCGAAGCTCGTAGCCAAGGGTGTGAGTTTCTTCGACCCGTTGCGCTGCTGGGCATTGCAGAAGGGCGAGATGACACGCGGTAACTGGTACGACACGGGCGCATCGTTGCTTGAGGATGTCATCAACGGCAAGCCGGAACTTGTGGGGTGGAACGTGAAGGAACTGACGGAATACTACGACCACTATCACGGTGGATCATGGCGAAAGAGCGATGTGCAGAATCAAATCAACTGGCTTAATCAAAGGAAGGCGTTATGGCAGATATGAAACCATTGACCATCTGGACGGTGTATCATGACGATGCGCAGATTGCGGAGTACGGACTGAAAGAGACCGAGACGCGCAAGCTGTACGCCAACCACCACACAGATGCAGGCCATGAAGTGAACGTGCTGAATCCTGCGTGGTCGGAGTTGACGGCTATGTTCTGGATATGGTGGAACACCACCGACACCCGCTGCATTGGTATCAATCACTACCGCCGGCAGTTTGAGCCGAAACGACTGCCGAACAATGGCGAGGTGTGTATCTATCAGATGTACGATTGGGGCAAAGAGACGGTAGCCGAGCAGTTTGCAAGGCACCACGGAAAGAATGCTCTCGACGTGATGATTGATTGCGTTGGCAACCATGACGATAAAGGCGAGTGGTATGCTGACAATATCCTCTACGGTCATCAGTTGGTCGGTAATTGCTGCTTCGTGATGACCACTAAGGACTACGACCGCATGGTAGAGTGGCTTTTCCCATTGCTGAAGAAAATCCGTCGCAGACTGATTGGCGACCCAGAATCTCAGGAAGATGAACTGAAACGCTGGCGCGACTATGCCGTGAAGCATTTCGGTGAAGAGCATGCCGACTATCATATGCGGTGTATCTCATTCATCGGTGAGCGGCTTATATCCGCGTGGATCATGAAGAACCTGACCATCATTGAAACGGCGCGGTAAACCCAAAGCATGATAATGTACGAATAGAAAAAGGTAAACGATATGAGACTATTTGGATTCTTACCGACGGGAATGCTCCCAGTGCGACAGCGCGAGGTGACACCGACACCAGGTGTGCCATCGAGCACCATGCCGAAAGAGCAGTCGAAGACGGTGACGGGCGGTGACTATCAGGAGCGCATCGCCTATGTCCGTGGGCCGGAGCAGGCTTTGGTGGTCGGTGCCGTGTATCGAGCCGTGAACCTGAGAGCCGATACGATGGGTGTGATGCCAGTGCAATATCAGAAGCGCGACTTCGAGAAAGGCAACTATTACGTGGATATGCGCGGTCTCGGTAAGCGACTGAACTATCTGCTTCAGGAAGAGCCGAACCCCATCATGAGCGCAACTGACATGTGGAAACTGGTGGAGATCAACCGTCTGTTCTACGGCAACAGTTTTGTGTATATTGAGCGCGACGAGTTCGGATTCCCTATGCACCTCTGGCTGGTGAAGTCGGGCGGTTACAATGTGAATACAGGTCGCTTTGTGGGTATCACCTATCTGACCGACCACGGCTACGTGACGATGCCAGACGTGCCGCGTGAAGACATGTTGCACTTCCCAAATACCTTCCGTTATCTGAACGGTATATGGGGCATCCCGACATTGCAGTATGCCATCGAGACACTATCACTCAACCGCACCATCAGACAGCAGTCACTCGAAACGGCTGCAAAGGGCGGTCGCGTGAAGGGATTCATCAGCGAAGATCGTGGCGCAGCACCACAGGGCACACTCGCTGCCGGTCGCTACAACAAGGAGCAGGCAGATGAATACGCCAGCGAGATTCAGAAGAAACTCTACACTGGTCATGACATCCTGGCGATTCAGGGACTTGAGAAGTTCACCAATATCCAGATGACATCGCAAGAAATGCAGATGTTCGAGCAGATGGGTGCCACGAACGATGACGTGAGCAGATTCTTCGGTGTGCCTCGTCCGTTGCTGATGCTCGACACCAACAGTCACTACAACGACTACCAGAACGCCACGATGGAGTTCCACACGCGAACCATTCTGCCGCAGAAGACAGGCAACGAAAAGGAGATCGCCCGCAAGCTCATCGGCTTCAAGGACTACGGCATCAGACGTATCCACATCTGTGAAGACCCGCTCATGGCAATGGATCCAGAGCGTCGGGCAAAGGTGGCACTGATGAAACTACAGGCAGCCATCGCCACGCCGAACGAGATACGTGCCGAGTTTGACATGCCGACCGTGGAGGATGGCGACGTGCCAATGGCATCGGCCAACCTCATGACGCTGAAAGCCCTCATCGCCAAGAGCGACGCAAGCACGACATTGAAGCCCGGCAACTACACCGTGGGAGAACCGCCAAAGGAGGGCGAGGATCAGCAATGAACAAACCATATAGAATCAAAACAGCCATCGCACCGCAGCCCATGAGCCGCGACGAGGTGAAGGAATACTTCGAGAAATTGGAGCGCAGACGCGCGGTAAACCCAGAACGCAATTCTGCCCGTATAATGAAACGATAATTTTTCAAAACAGGAAAAGATATGAAGCAAACAAGATTCATCCCGATTGAGACCTGCGGCCTGCAACTGCGTGAGCCACAGGAAGGACAGACGGAGAGCCGCGAAATAGAGGGCCGTCCGATTGTCTTCGGTGTTCGCTCGGTCAATCTGACACCTTGGTCAAGCACACGCAAGGTCTATGAGGTGCTTGAACCTGGATGTATCAGCCGCGAACTCCTACAGAAAAGTGACGTGGTTCTGAACCTGAACCATAACAGTGACGTGGTGAACGTGCTGGGTCGTTATCGTAACAACCCTGACAAGGACACCTTATCTCTCGAACTTCGTGGCGACGGTATTGATTGCCGCTGTGATCTTCCCAAAACAAACAACGCCAACGATACGCTGGAGTTAATCCGTCGCGGTGACATCAACGGTATGTCCTTCGCTTTCGAGGATGACTGGGAGGACTCTGAGAACGGTGTGTCTTTCGAGAAGACCAACGACGTGGAGGACGGCAAGGAAGTATGGCTCCGCCATGTGAAGCGCATCACCGGCTTGTATGATGTCAGCATCGTCACCCATCCTGCCTACGAGCAGACCACTGTCGGCACCCGTGAGGCTTCAGACGCAATTGAGAAAGCGATTGAGGATATGATGCAGCGCGAATGTGGCGACGACGAAGCCAAGAAAAAGGCAGAGGAAGAAGCCAAGAAAAAGACAGAGGAAGAGGCAAAGGCAAAAGCCGAACAGGAGGAGCGCGAACTGGAAGAGCAGGCACAGCGTGCCCGTGAAAGTCAGATGCTCCGTCTGCGCAGCCGCAGACTCCGCTCTGAAATTGATTTTTAATTCACTTAGTATAAACCAAAAAGTTGTTATCATGAAAGAAATGACAAAACAGCAGCTCCAGGAGCGTCAGAACGCCATCATGGAGCAGATGGACCAGATGGAAATCCAGTCCCGTGAGAAGAACAATGGCGACATCAAGTTCACCGACGAAGAGGCCGCTAAGTATGATTCACTCTGTCGTGAGAGTGCTGGTTTGAGCGCAAAGGCCAAGGCTCTGGCTTCTGACGCTGAGTTGGCAAACATCCGCAGCAATGAGGAGAAGGGTGCCAAACTGCGTGAGATGCTGAAGAACTGCAAGAACAAGCGCGAGAACGCCACTACCATCCTGGCTAATCCCGCCGACGGTAACGTCAATGGCAACTTGGAGGCCGGCGGTCTGATTCCCGTCACCATCAAGGAGATCATCGACACCAAGGTTGCAGGCATCGAGTTACCCGAGGACCTGATTCAGGTGATGGGTGTGACTGGCACCGAGATCATCCCTTACTCTACCAATGACGTGAACTTCACTGTGAACGGTGAGGTGCAGAAGGTGTCAGAGCAGGGTCTCGATTTCGCCAACATTCAGGCACAGCCCCAGCGCGTAGCCGCTTCCGTGGCCGTCTCTCATCGTGCCATCGACAATGCCGCTTTCGACATCCTCGGCTTCATCACCTATAAGTTGTCGAAGGGTCTGGCCATGTTCAAGGCTCTCCACGTTTACAGCCACTGCCAGTTCGACACCCTGAAGGGCCCGTTCGCTTTGGTTGACGTTGAGGAACTGACGCTCGACGAGAATATCGGTAAGAACCTCGCCAAGAAGGTGGCTGAGATGTACGACCTCGGCTTTGAGGGTGTGCCCACCATCACTATGGATAAGGTGACTGAGGTTGACTTGGCTTACACCAAGGCCATCCCTGGTCAGAACGGCGACCGTACCGTTGTCGAGAACGGAAAGTGCTGCGGTTATCCTTACACCGTAAGCCCGTACATCGACTATGCTCTCGACGGTGGTGTTCCTAAGAAGGAGGCAGGTGCCCGATATATTGGTATCGGTCATTATGGCTACCTCGCTATGGAGCAGCACGGAGAGTTCCGCTTCAATGTCGATGCGACAAGCTCCGCTAACTTCGACCGTGGTACTGTAGTGCTGGGTATCTCCACAGATTTCAGCCTTACAGAACTCAGTGCCAAGGTGAACGGCAAGAACGGCAAGCCCCAGGCCTTCAAGTTGATCAAGCTCGTGGAGGAACCGACAACTCACTAAACTCTCTCAGACTCTCAATTCTCTGGGCTTAGTTCCTGTGGCGGTCGCCCTCAATGCAAAAGCAAAGACCGTGTGACCGCCACTCCCCAGGGGAGAGAGATGTATCAAATCAACAATTAACAGAGTAAGCAAATATAGAACATGGGACTGCTGACAGACTCCTTTTTTATTCGCGCTATCAAGTCGAACAGCGACCTGTTGGCGAAGTTGCCTGCGGGCGACATCTACAACAACGTGGCTGATCCTGACTACGACATGGAGAACGTGGAACTGCCATACATCGTGGTGAACAACGATGGTGGCAGTGAAGGCGACACCACGAAGGATTCATGGAGTGAAAGCACCGAAGACAAGGTGAACATCAGCATCCTGATGGTGTGCCGCAGCCGCCAGGAACTGGCAGACATGACGCTGACCGTCCGCAAGACGATCTCGGAATTTATGCAAGCAACCTGGCAGCGCATAAGCGAAGGCACGACTGAGGAAGGCGACGAAATCGCACCGATTCAGTATGAGTTCAGTTTCAGCGACATCGCCTTCATCATGGATAAGCCAGCGCATCGCCAGATGTTCTATTATAATTGCACAACTCCTAACGAAATCTTTATTGACGATGAGCAAGACGACTGAAAAAGAACAGCAGCCGGCACATGTGGCCGAACTATTGCTGAATGGTACAGCCGTGCTCGAAGCACCCACCACTGAGGCATTGGCCGGAATGGTCAACGACATCCCTGCCGACTGCAAGTACAGCGTCGGTGCCGTGGGCCGCAAACAGGACGGCAGTGCTTACACACTCAGAGTTGACTTAATCAAAAATTAAAACGATATGGCAACATTAAAAGGTCAAAACTTTCGTATCTGTATTTTCGACGCAACAGCCGAGAAATACAAAGTGATTGGAATGAGTACCGGGTGCACGGTGACACTTACGAACAATACTGATGATGGTAGCCACAAGGATATTGTGGGTGCTGCTGCAATGCCTACGGTAGTCAGTCGGAGTTGGTCAGTGTCATGTGACTCATTAGATGTCTCCGATGCCGCCGCGATGCTCACCGCCATCAAGTCGATGCAGCCCGTCACCCTGATGTGGGACGAGACCAGCACCAGCAACAATCAGACCCGTGAAAAGGCTGCTTTTGCCCGCAAAGGCTCTGCCTATATGAACGACGTAACCTTCAATTTCAACGATCGGGAGAATAGCACAAAGGCTCTCCAATTCGCAGGTAGCGGTGCGCTCGAAACCGTTGGAAGCAGTGAGGCTGTTGAGATCATTCCATTGGGCAGTTACACCAAAGGTCAGTATGTTCGTCTGTTTCTATCGAGTGACAACACAGCAGCACCTTCTGCCGTCATAGCAGCCGCCAAGCAGCTCAGTCTGCATGTCAGCCTGACGCTGGAAGATGCAAGCACAAAAGACACTCCAGGAAACTATCAGGTTCAGGAGCCGACTGGTATCAGCTACGACATTTCATCTACTGCGCTCATGCGTAGTGGTGAGACTATCACCGAGCAGGTGCCTGGCAAGACAGTTGCAGACATCGAGGCATTGCACGAGGCTGGAACGCCTGTGAAGTGGAAGATCGCAAACGTCACTGGCACTAACCAGCGTACTGCGTCAAGTACGATTGTCAGCGGTTCTGTGATCCTGACCACACTCACCTTGAACGGCCCAAACCGAGCCAATGCCGACTACACCGCACAAATGAACGGCTACGGCGATTTCACGGTGGCCGCTTAACCTCTCATTGCATACAATTTAGCCATTGTACTATATTATTTAAGACGTTAAACAATCCGCGCCCAGCCTTGGCCCTCATCGGCTGGCTGGGCGTTTTTAATCAAGGAACTATTATGAATCCCAGAAGAACAATCACAATCACAAGAAAGAACGAGGCAGGCGAGATCGGGCAGACGGAAGTGAAACTGCTTTATTGTGCAGCCTCAGAGACAGGCTTTCAGACGCTCAGTGGCGTTACGATGGAAGTTTTCGCACCGGAACTCGAAAAGAACGAGGAAGGCAAATGGATCATGAAGGCACTGCCAAAGGCTACCGACATGAACTACATCCAACTCTCTCTGGCTTGCATCATCGCAGCCTATGAGTGCGACGGCGAAGAGCCACCCATCAAGAGCGAAGACCTGCTCTATCATGCAAGCCGTGAGGAAGTGCAGAATCTCGTGACTACTGTATTACAGATGCGCAACGAATGGATGGAAGTGCCATCGACCATCAAACCTGAGATGGAAGAGCGCGAAGGAAAGGGTAAGCGAAAAAACGCAAAAACGCCTACGATACCTTCAAAGTAGTCGTAGGCGAGATCGGGCGCGACCGCCACGAATATCTGTATGAGATGAAGTGGTGGGAAATCCTTCTTATTATCCAGGGCTATCGTCGTCGCAACGTGCTTCAGTATCAGTTGCAGCGCATTCAGGCGTGGGCTTCCGCTTTCTGTATGGGCAATAAAGAAGGCAAACAACCGCAGGACTTGGTTGACCTCTATTTTGACCACTACATCGAAGAAGGCGAGGCGCAACTCACACAGCAAGATATTGACGAGATGCAAGCCGAGATAGACGCAGAGAATGCGAGAAATGGATTTTAACGAAAAAAAATAGGGGAGCCACTGCTCCCCTTCATTGTCTAACTCTTAAATCTAAACATATGAAAATATAAAAAACGGCACAGCCTCACGGCTCACCATGTATGTACGTCGTCCTCACCCCAGGTATCGTCGGCCGTCAGCGTGAATGCCTTTGCTGTGCCCAAGATGCCACCAGAGTAAGAGGTGGTGATATTCCGTTTTAGTGGCACATCTTCAAGTGTCACCTGACCAAGTACGGATTCATCTGAAGCCGTGAGCGTGGCGGTAATGTCTGTCTGCCAATCTGCTGACGGCACAAAACCGAAGAACGAGATCATCAGTTCTCCACTGGTGCCGATGTAATTGGCAGGGATGGTGACAGGTCGCGGATAGTTCGCCTGAAGACCGACACCCGCGCCAGTGGTGTAGTTGATACCATAGTACCATTGCGATGGTGTCACGGTGAAAACTGCGGCGTTTGCAGGCACTTCATCAGTGACGGTGATTTGCAAGCGTGTGGCGACACGACCGAGTGTGACAGCCTGAGACACAGAAGAACTTGGTGCAACAGTGATGGAGGCAGTCGCCCAATAGGTGTCAGACGGTTTCGCCCAGGTAATCGTCTTCGCTGAAGTGTCGGTGGTCGGTGTCGTGCCACGACTCGCAACGAAGTAGAGGGTGTGAGTGCCGTAACCCATCGAGGCAGAGATTGCGCCAAAGCCTTCATCGGTATTCGACTGGTGGATCGTCTGCTGCAACTCATCGCCAACGTAATCAAACATCCACAGGTCTGTGAGACTGAGCGATGTAATCGCAGCGCGGGTCATGGCCTTCGTCTGGAAGGTGTCGCCAAAGGTGAATGTGATGGTTTTCTTCTCCATGCCACTCGGCTTTTCAGCCTGCGGTTCTTCACTCGTACATGCAATCGCGGTCAGCATCAAGGCTGCTGCCAGGCCCATTTGAAACTTTTTCATAGTTGCGTTGTTTTTGATAGTTTATATTTAAGGAGTGGGCGACACACATCGTCGCCCTTTGTCCTTTTCAGTCGAGCCGACGGATATAGACAAATCCCGTGAAGAACTTATGCCCATCGTCTTCATCTTCGCACGCTTCGATGAAAGCCGTGCAACGGTACGGAAATTCATTCGCTGTCAGAGAACACACGAGGTCTGTCTGTCCGCTTGGAATATAGCCGAGGTGGTGGCGGTCTTCTGCCACAATCTTAATAGCATCTGGGTCATACTCATTCTCAGGTTCTGGAACCAAGGCGCACTCCACGCGACCGACATAACGGCTGATGCCCTGCCGGTGGTTGATGCCAGCAATCTTCAGAATGCGGAGATTGTCGTAGATGCTGAGCCAACCGCCATCAGCACGACGCTCCGGCAACGGCCCCGTGTAAGAACCTGATTCGATAGCACCAGGCACATATTTGTCTCCAACGATGCCAGCCTGAATCACCGCCTGAATGCGTCTAATCTCCGTTTCGATGTCAAGCGGTTGATCATCTTCACGGTTGTCTTGCTCCTGTAACTTCGCGGCAGCACTTCTGTGTGAGTCAAAATAAATAAAAGCAATGGCCGCGCCCACAATTAATAATGCAAATAGAAATAATGTCATAGTTTTAATATTTTAGGGTTTAACATGTTTATCTTTCAGTTTATCAGCAATACGCTCAAAATCGTCGTGGATGTCAGCGGCCACGATCTTCGCATACCGTTGTGTCTGGGTGATGTTGGTATGTCCGAGCATTTTACTGACATGCTCTATGGGCACACCATGACGCAGCATCCATGTGGCGAAAGTATGACGGGCCATGTGGCTGTGCAGTGGTCGCTCGATGCCGCAAGCCATACCGAGAGCCTTCAGGCAAAGATTGTAGTCAGAGTTATCAAGCTTTGGCACTTGCCAGTTGTATCGCTCCAGTATCTCAACCACGGGCGGCAACAGCTGCGACGTGTATGCCACGCCCGTCTTGATCCTCTCGCCCGTATTCCTCCACACCCCATCGATGAGCTTGTAGTCCCCGATGTCGAAGTTCTGAGTGTCAGAGTATGCCAGCCCCGTGTAGAGCTGAAACACGAACAGATCCCGCGCCATCGCCATCTTCGATCCAGCCACGGGGTGCAGGCTCTCGAAAGCCTTCATCTCTTCATCCGTCAGATAGTCAATGCGCTCGCGGTCGCCACGTTTAAACTGTCCGCGCAGTCGGTCGTAAGGATTCTGCTTCAGCCTGTCAAACAACACAGCACGATTTAGCAAGGCTTTAAGACATTTATGGTAATTATAGATGGCACCGTCGCTGATTGGCTCTGCTGGTTTGCCAGCTTTGATGTCCGCATCCGACTGAGGCTTGGTAATGCGATGCAGGTAGGCATCCCACTTGTAGATATTCTCCACCGTGAGGTCTTTCCATCGCCGGATAGTATTAAAGTCATTTAGTCGTATTAACATCGTCTGGTAGTGCTGCATCGTACCTCCTGAATGAGTCAGTTGGTCAATCTGATCACGGCACCATTCTAAGAAGCTCGTGCTTGACTCATCGGCAATCAGCATCCATGCACGCCGCTTGATGTCCGACACGTCTATCTGCCTGCCATCGTCTATGGCGGCGTTCACCTCTGTCTCTATCTTTTTATATAGAATGTTCAGGCGCATGCGTAAGGTGTCAGCGTCCGCGCGGTTGACGATGGTGTCAGCCTTAAACTCTGATTTTCGCACTTTGATCCCAGTATTGATATAATAAGGTTTGCGATCCACGGTCACACGAACTTCCAGAGGGCCTTCACAGCCTGCTTTCGTGCGTCCACGATGATCCCAAACTATTGAAGTTGTTATCATATTCTTGTTTATTTGTTGGCTACGTTTCCCCGCCACATTTCCACTATGGGAAACACTTGGCAAAGATTTCTGCCGAAATATACCGATTTTTACTTATTTTGCATTTTCCTTTATTTCGATTCAAGGGTCGCAATCCCTTTTATTTAGGCGGTGGCCGCGCTT